TCATTATACATGGACTGATAGGGGTCTGTCAAGAGTCCTGTTACGTTACGAGGTTCCGGATCGAACAGTACCTTGAAATAGGCTTTGATATCATCGTTGTAGTTCTCAAACCGAAGGATGTCGCACCTTACATTACCCTCTTTGTCACACACGTGATCGTATGCGGGATACCAACCCCGCACTGCACGATGCCACATAAATTCTTCACCACCCCACTTGTGACGTTCCTCAAGGAACGCTTCGAAGGATGATACATCCGCATACTCTTTGTTACCGTAGACGTTCGAATTGTATTCGACCTCAATGACCTTCTTTGCAAACCAGTAACGAGATACAACTCTTGCCCAAGGGTTTCGAACTATCGCAAAAGACTTATAGGTGTTTCTTATCGTATTATCCACGTCTCTCCATCGGGCGTGTTCGTACCCCATATCATCACCCGTGGCTCGCATCTTTTCTTCGAGACGTTTGGTGTATGTCCTATTACAATGGTGAGTCGGGTGTGCAAGTATCAGACGTTTGCGTAACTCCACATTTCTGCGGAGAGTCATACCACCGTTTTTGGGGATGTGTATGAAGAGTTTACGATCCATGCATTACCCTTAAGATATAAGAGTCGGGATTTCTACATATCGCCCCCAGATGCATGTACTCACGTTCGTGGTAGTCATAGTGTTTGACATCGTACTTATCGATGGTGTTCATCAATCGGATGTGTTCTCCGATCTTGTACCTATCGGGTTGTTTCTTTACCCAAGGGTCGTTAGCGGCATAATCCCGATCTAACATGTAAACGTCTTCGATGAAGTACACCCCGTCTTGTTTTAGAAACGGGAAACAGTTTTCGAAAGTCTTTCGGTTCGCTTCAGGCCAGTGTGCACCATCATCGATAATAAAGTCAAACTTGATATCGTTACCCCACATCCTACGGATTGCATTCGGCAGTGCGGCGTGACAACTATCATACTTCAACCACTTCACACGTTCATCCTTCAGGACATCAAGACTATCGGGATGAGTCCTCTCAAAGATGTCGATTGTGTAAATAGTCGCATGAGGAAAATATTCCAAAAATGCGGCAGTACTCTCCCCCCGAAAACAACCAATCTCAAGAAGATTGAGTTGGTCATCCTTCACGTCCCAGAAATACTGCTCGTAACAGTTGTCGTAACAGTGTTTCTTAGTACCTTTGTCGCAATCCCACTTGTCGAATAATTCTCTTAACGTTCCCATTTCACGTACATCCTATTCCTGTCAGGCATCAATTCGGTCACCTCAAACCCGTTCTTTCTTGATAGATCGATGTGATGATCTATCGTCCAGTTGAAGAAGGGTATCTCACCTACCCTATCATTACCATGATCTCTGTGGCCCGGATTGCACCTCCAGTAGATCCTAGATTTTTCCTTTAGTGCCTCACACACTCTCTTGCATTGCAATTCAACAAGATCATACGATCCAAAGTTGATACTACCCAGACAGAATGCAACGTCATATTTATCCTCGTACATATCGACAACTTCATAGTCTTCAATCGGACATACTTCATCCGCACCTATATCAGTAATATCGATACCGTGGAGTAGATCAATATGACGCTTAAAAGGATTGACTCCGCAACCGACATCTAATACCCTTTCTTCTCTTTTCACTTCATCAATCAGTCGAAACCCAGTCCAGTAGTAACCATCTAAACCAGCGGTTCTGGAACTAGGCCACGTGTTAGTAAAATAATCCTTCAAAAAATCCATGTGTGGATTAAGGTCTGTAGACATAAACTTTCACATCCTTCTTAGAGTATTCATCTGTTATGACCGAAGGATCTAATTTCCAAGTTAGGTCAAGTAACTTCAGAACCTCTAAGTTGTTATCACATTGAGTTACTTTATTTTCGTTCTTATATATGAATTGCATTATCGCCTGATTCTGTCTTTGAATCTGGTCAAACATGTTTTCTTGATTTTTGTACCAAGCGTAGTTCGGGTAGGTTATATCAAAACCTCCACACTCATTCCACCACTTCCAACACTCATAGTCGTTTCGATAGACCAGAATAATCCGGTACTTGTGAAAGTTCTGTAGTTGGGTTGAAAGTGTGTGTGACTTGATCAACCGGACACCTTCACCACTAAATGGCAAGTCCCAGTTTGAGGGATCAAAGTCGAACTCCATCATGGGGTCAAAGTATGCACCACCATGAACCAGTCCGTTGTTGTGTGTGTATTTTCGTTCAGGTGTAGAGTCGGTGTGATCGAAGTCGGGTGCGATCCAAATGTTATTAGACACACCAGACCAACGAGAGCCTGGCGCACCTGTGAATAGGATATACCTATTTTCTTTCAGACTTGGGTCTAAGACCTTTCCAGACTTCATTATCTAACCAGTGCTCCTCAACATATTTTACATATTTGTTATTCTGATCTTCTACCAGTATATCATACACTCTTGGGTTGTCGTAGTCAATAGGAAATCCTAGAGTCCTCGACAAATACTTTAAGTACATACCTTTATGTAGGTATAAAGTTTCGTGGGATAGAAACGCAAAGTCGCAATCAAGACAACGATAGTACGCCATCGCAGTAGGTAGGGTTATTTCGTCCCTTACCCTTTCCTGTTGAAGACAGTTGATGTTACGGTCACGAGAGACGATACAAACAGTTACTCTATGACCCGCACTCTTGGCTTCATCAACGAACTCCTGAATGGCGGGAATTCGTTTCTCTCCGTCAAAGACAAATGGGACACTGACGTTTGCGACAACGTAGTCCTCTTTGATCTTCTCTAGGGTAGGAACGGTCAGTTCCGGATTGACCCAACATTCTGCAAAGGGTTCCTCATCACTCGGAATCCAATACTTCTCTCCAAAGTCCCAACCATAGACATGTTCGCTGAGACCAAGGATTTTACTGAATAAGTGATTACCAGAACCCTGTGGGCCTGTGACCAATAGAATGTGTTTTCCGATTGGTCTGTTTCGGTTATACTCGTTGTTGTCCGACATAGGTACGTACCTTCAATGGGTTAACTTCATCTGTTGGGCCTGTACCAGAGTCAGGCGCAAACACGAAAAGGGTTACGTCTTCACCTTTGTTACACATAAAATTATGTAGAACGTTTCTTTCCATAACCCAAACGTCACCCCTGTTAATGGGGAACACTTCGTTGTTGTCAAGTTCGATCTGACCGGATCCACTGAGGATAAGACCGATACGTTGACTTGGGTGAGTATGGAGTGTTTGTTGCATTCCTTTGGGGAAGTGCACGTAGTTGATGACCGGAAGTCCTAATCGGCCCGGATTGACTGCGGTGGTGTTAGTACCACCATCCATGTAGGATAGATTACCTGTTACACCACGGGCGTTGGGTACAAACAAACGTTCGTCGTTCATCCCAAGTCCATAGTATTTGATGTTGACTAGTGTGGAGTCCTCATCCAGTGTTTCTGCCTGAAACCCTGAGTTCACCGAAGCGGCGAAGTTCGAGTCTTTGATACTCCACCCACTGTTGTTACTTCGAAAGTTGCAAGACTTGCCCATCACATAACTGTTATGGTCCTGCCAACCTTCCGACACTTCTTCGTATTGTCCTTTCCACACCTGAACGTCATATCTCCAGATATCGTTTACCTGAAACGTTTCACCGTGATGGAGATGGAACATGTTGTTCTTCATAATCCTGTCACCTCTAAAATCTCTGTCGGAATGAAGGGTTTCTCCATTCTTTCTGGATGCCATACTATCGCACCAATGTTGTTTTTATACCACGATTCACAGTCTCCCTCTGGATCAGTTGCAAGTACTACAGATCCGGGCGGTGGTTCTGCAATCCAGATATCGTGATAACTATTGACCCAGTAAGGTCTTCCATCATAAAAAACGTTGTGTTCTGTTATGTAGTGTTGTTCCTTAATTTTATCACCTTCGACGTATCCACCCAGAATTGAGGTGAGTAGAAACGCCCCGTGACAAATACCAAGTACGGGTTTACCTTCGGTCACCATCTCTGTGGCGATCCCTACTTCTGTGATGATACGAATATCGTCGTTCCGCCCACCTGTTATGATGAGTAGATCCAATTCGTCTGAGAGGGTTTCATAATCTAAGTCTTCACGATTTGGGATAGGAATGAGTTCATGACCCTTTAGGAACTTGTACCAACCATGTTCTAAAGCGTCATGAACTATTCCAGTGTTAGGAAACGTGAGGACTCGTTGAGTGAGTCCAATTTTCATGATTTACCAACCGTAAGCTTCGTTTACGAGTTCACGTGATCCAGTCGCTTCAACTGTGTTTGCACACGAGATTTCAAAAAGGTCTTTACGCATACCTTCAACAACACGTTGGACACGGTTCTGTGTCTCTTCGTCTGTTGCAACCTTGCGTAGTTTGTATCCACCGATTGCACTGTGGAAACCTTCGTCCTTTGCGATCTCACGATAACGACTTGAAATGAATGAGTCTTCGATGGTGTCTGCCATCTGGTTCCAGACTGCTTCCGCACGTCCTTCCGCAACCAACTGATACGCGGCGAGAACTGCTTCGTCATTCTCTGCACCATACTTCTCTAACAGAGTCGCACCCTTTGCGGTATCCATCTCACGTTCCTTGCGGATTGCAGAGGCTGCATCGATCTCCTCACCAGAGATGTGTTCGATAACTTCCTTGACCATGCGATAGTGTTTCGCCTCGTCTGCGGCTTGTTTAGAAAGAAGTTCTAATTCTTTGGGGTCTGCGTCATCCGCTGCATTTGCAATCTGCATAGAAATCTCAGACATGTTCATACGTTCATTGACCATGCGACCAATGAAGTGATCGACCATTTCCTCTTCGGAAAGGTCACCTTCGAAGTACGCCTTGACATTCATCTTAGACGCCTCGAAGAGGGCTTGGTTTTCGTTGCGAATTTTCTTCACAAACTCTTGTGGTTCTAACATAAGGTTCTCCTGTTAATCACTCTTTTAATATAGATGTTCACCTTCTTTATTTATAAGAATTCGTCCTCAAACTGTTCGATGAGTCTCCAGTTTCTTTCTGTGTACTCTCCTATCTCCTCTAGGTAACTATCCCAGATTGTCCAAGTCTGTTTACCGTTTAGAAACAGATCGGCATAACTGATCACCTCTAGGTGCGTGTGCTTCTTTATCTCTTCTGGATCATACAACGCACTACGATCAATATTAGTATCCCTGTCCCAACGTTCTTTCTTATTATACCTTGATTTTTGTCCCCTGTCAAGGTATTCTGAATAAATTGTTCTGCATTGACTCAACACCATATCTCTGTTTATCTGACCTACTTCTAGGTACATTCGATAGAGATCCGTGGCGATCTTTGAATAGGGATGTATACTCTTGAATTCAGACAACAGTTCAGACAGTCCAGACTCTTGGAATACGTCCTTAAACTCTTCTTCGTACTGAGGATACCCCCCAAGGTATTTTTTTAAGAAGAAGAGTTCTTGCGTAAATGCGTAGGACTCATCGTCCTGTACATCTATCTGATATGTAATCGGACAGTCATAGAACGGTAGATACTTGTGGATATTTAACTTCGCAACAAGGATAGACTTCTCGTTCGCCTCAAGGGGTCCATCGGTGTTATCAACGAAGACACACTCTTGTGCACCACCATACTCATTGTGAGATACGGAACGGTTACAGCCTGGATTAGTCTCGTACTTACCGGACTTATCATCCGTGGTTGGGTAGATCAATTCCGTAAGGAACATGCCACCCGAACCCGAAGGGTAACACAACCCCATCGCTACTTTGGGTTTCATATCCGATTCATCAATTCCACAACATCCTCTCCCTGATTAGGTAGTTTATCCTTCAGGAAGAAATGGACGAAGTGACAATCTTCTATCTTGTCATTTGCGGTGTATAGACCGTTCCACTTCCAGTGCATTTTCCTGAAAGGAACGTTGTACTTCTTAACAAAGTAGTTTAGTAGTGTTTGATCTGTACTCCACTTCCAAGGGCCCACACCATCAACAAAGTTCTTGAACTCTGCACGTTCGAGAAACTGTTTACCTGTCTGCCCCTTGAGGAAAGGTTTAAACTTCTCACTGTTGAGTAGGATCAACCCCATGTTCGCATACTCGAACCCTGCCGCTGTTGGTTTGAAATCAACTTTGTTGTTGTGGAGTTGTCCGTACTGCATACGAGAGTAGTTGATTATCTTGTCGATGTACCAACTCCTGATAGGCATCTCCCGTTCGATGACCGCACCGAACGCCCTGTCTGTCCCAAAGTCTTCGAAGATATTGGGGGAGTTAGGACGGATGTAGATGTCAGCATCCACGATTGCGATCTGGTCATACTCATCCAGATAATTGAACGCAACCTCTTTCTCAAAGATAGGTAGGTAACCACCGTACTTCTCGAAGGACTCGCGGGATCGACCCATGTTAAAGGGATCGGGAGCAATACGAAATATCGGTTGTCTCTGTACTATGTGACCAATTCCATGATACTTACAGTAGTTCGAGACACTCTTAATACAGTGTTCGTAAAGTTGAGAGGGTTTACCTACCGCTACCTGATATATTAAACGTCTCAATGTATCTTCCTAATCCTATAATCAAATGGGGTTGTTGTTTTGATTTCAACCATGTTACCGTCAATATCAATACCAACAAAGTGAGTTTGTTTCTTGGTAATGATCTTCTTCATACGCCAGTCCCGTTTAAACTCTGACGGACTGTATTCTGTACCACCCTTGAACCAGATAGTGACCTCAAACTCTTCTAAAAACAAATCTTTAAACCACTTAACTATTGATTTCATTCTACTACCTCCCGATAGTCGTTTAGATCAAATTCAGTCCCGATCATCTTGTATAGGTCTCTATCGTGATTTGTATACACGAGCACCTCTGGATCATCTAATAAGAAATCACAGGACTTACAGTAATCGGGATAGTCTCCAGTACGATGAGCCTGTCTCAACGCAGAGTACTCTTCTCCCCGAATAATCTCTTCGATTGTGTTTTGACTGGTGTGTCCAAGGACGGCTTCTTCGTCTCTACCAAGGACTTGGCAACAAGGATGAACAGCACCCCGTTGACCATCAAGACCGCCAGCACGGATAACAACGTCAGGACTAAAAGGCCTTCCACAAGTTTTTACCTCACCTTTTCGTGCATTCTTTCCAATGTCCCAAGCACCAGACCAGTTATGCATCTTCCAAATTTCTGTTTTGACACCAAGTTCTTCGACTAGTTCTTTGTACTTATCTAGTTCCCATTCTAGGTTATCGTTGTCTGTGATCAAGTGATAGGTCTCCACAACACAACCGCTACCAGTTTGATCGACGTACTCCTTCATCTCTTTGACGTTTTGTTTGATCAGTTCGTATGAACTTCCCCGTGTGTTGTGCATCCACTTATCGTAGAGTTCGGGTGTTGGTCCAATGAAAGAGAACCGAAAGAAATCGAGACCAGCGTCTACGCAATCTCTCATGAACTGACCACGCATACGAAAACCGTTCGAGAAGATAATCGCCTGTGCGTTATACTTCTTAACGATCTTGATGTATTCGGGTAGGTTACGATTAATCGTCGCCTCACCAGAACCATCTAGGTTCACTACTCGAAGTCCGTGTTGTACACAGTCATACACGTTGTCTTCAAACTCTAGAAGACTCATCTTGGTTAGGAACCCCTTGTGTCTACCTCCCGCACGTTTGTCTTGGGGACACATGGTACAGTCAAAGTTACAGGCACCCTGAACCTCAATAACCGCTCTGTCTATTTTAATATCAGTCATAGATCCACTGCATCGCTTTCTGAAATTCAACGGCCCTCTTCTTCGGAAGACCCAGAAACTCGTTCATGTTCTTTTTCATCTCGTATATATTCTTTCTCTTATCGTCCTTATTCGGAGATAACTTCTGAGCCTGAGGGGTGTGGTATGTAGTCACACCCTGATCACTCATCACAATCATGGGTTTAAAGAAGTTCCTTGCAATGTAATGCCACATACCATCATAACAGAACACTAGTCTACAGTTAGAGATATGGTACATCGCCTCTCTTACCGGAGTACGATAAGACAACTCTACTACATTGAACCCTGAGCGGCGAAGTAGATTTATTATACCATACCATTCACGGTTTGGCAAGAGTCTTTTCCAAGTTCTTGGTGTTTCTGCATTTAGGATAGGAGTCCAGACAACTATCTTGTTATCGTCTTTTGGGAGAAAACTGTCTTGTCTGAACGCCCAGTCGTTGTAGGGTAGTGTCCTCCCCTTCTCGTCATTAAACCAACCGTCTTCGAACCAGAACCGTTTTTTCTCTGTCCCCTTGGCGACTATGGTTGGTTTGTGTTCACCATCTTTCTGGATCACATCATCAGAAAATTTCCAAGAGGAGTACATGGGATCTGTTGAGTTGAAGACGTGGTTTACCACCACATCCTCTTTCCGGTGATAGAAGTTGTGAATGTATTCGAGTCTTTCGATTATGGTTTCGGGATCTTCGAAGTGATGAAGGTAGTCCTCACCGTGTTCCCAATGGAAGGTGAGGTCTACTGTTTCTTTGAATTCATAGGAGTAGTTGTGTGCACAGTTAAGTGCCCACATAAAATCTCCAACGCCTGGCGTACCTCTCCACGAAACTTTTCTCATAATAAAGGTACTTATCTATTTCTTGTAGGCGTCTGCTCCGAAGAACGCTGCCACCAGAACCGCAATCGATGCAAAGTAGGTAGGTGCAATATCTGCAATAAGTTCGGCAGCCTTTTCTAGACCCAGAACCGCAGTGATTACAATACCTAACGGATAGACTAAAAGTCCGAACAGGGAGAACCAAGCCATCTTACGAATGGCGTCTCTCTGTGCGTCTTTGTCTTCGAGTTCTCTTCTCTTGAACTCAAGGTGCATCGACAACTCTTCATTAGAGATGTGACCATCACCATTCAAATCTGCTGTACTGAGATCACTGTCCTTATCGACAGTTAAGGTTTGTTTTTCTTCCGACATGGTTACCTCTCTTATTGTTATTGTCGGAAGTATTTATACCGTTTGTCTCGTTACTTTCTACTTCCATCAAACACGCATACAAAATACAATTCTTCATTGCCTGCATGAACACGATGAAACACACCGTCCTCAATTAACACAGTGTCGCCTGCTTCAACATTATGAGTTACATCATCCAGTTCCATAGTGCCACTGCCTTCAAGAAACATGTAAACTTCTTCCTGTCCTTCGTGCTTGTGTCCACTTGTGCTTTTGCGTGGATTTAATCTTGTTGAACTAACAACAAGATTTTTTAGTGTTGTGTTATCCTTTACAATGTAACGATCATCATTTTTTACAACCGTTCCTTCAATACTTGAACTTTTGAATTTCATAATATTTTATACCTGTTGGAACCCTACGGACTCTCTTTCAATATCATCATGGTTGAACTCCGCCCAGTACAATTCATAGGCGACACCATCCTTCAAACATTCGAACTGGTGAAACTCGCCTGGCGCAACCTTGGTATACTGTCCGGGCTTGAGAATTGTTTCATCAACAAGATCATATGCGTTCTTCCACACTCGAATGAGTAGTTCTCCGGACTCACAGAAGAACCCGTTCCACTTATACTTGTGTTTGTGTTTGGAACACACACCACCCTTCTTCATTTCGATACGATGAAACTCTAGTACACCGTTCGCTTCGATCAGTTCCGTCTGACCCCAAACTTTACCTGCCTTCATATTAAAATACCCTTACGTTATATGTACTTTCCCAAATCTTAGCGTCTCGAAGATCATCGACCATAGGTCTACCCCTAACGTTAAGACTAGTATTCAAGAGCATAGGGACACCAGTGCGTTCATAGTACTCTTCAATAATTTTACGGAATATAGATTGACAATCCTTACGGACAACCTGTACCCTTGCGGTTCCATCTACATGGGTCACCGACTTGTAGTCATGTAATGCCTTACTGGTAAATTGCATGTACTCATTCATCGGACCAGAGAAATATTGGTCCGCATACTCTTCGAGAATCGCAGGAGCAAATGGACGATACTTCTGTCTCCGTTTGATTGCGTTGACCGTATCCTTGACATCAAACCGAACGTCTGCAATCAAGGATCTGTTACCCAGTGCACGTGGACCAAACTCTGATCTACCGTTTGCGATACCACAGTATTGTTCTGACAATAAGTGGTCAACAACATCGGACGGGTTAATCTCACGGTCAATGTTGGTTCCTAAGTAAGGGTTCCAACGAAGATGAGTTCCTCCGGTCTCATCCGCCCACGTTTTTGCGGCGCACCCCAGAGAAGACCCTGAGTCTGCGGGAGCGATTGCAATGTGAACCTCATCAAACAATTCTGCGATCTTAGAGTTCGTAACAACGTTCTGTGCACATCCACCAGAGTAGACTAACTTAGATCCGTGTTTACGCGCCTCACGCATGATCTCAAGGATTGCACGTTCCGCAAACTCCTGTACAGATGCAGCGGAGTCTTGGTCCTTGTTGTTGTAACACTTCCATTTTAGTTCCTTACGGAAAACCTTTCTTCGTTTCTCTCTATCCGAATGACTGACCCCAATGAGAGTACCCTCTTCTATCTCCTTTGCGATATCAGAGAACTTGTGATATTGTTCGTACAACCAGTCGGCGAATACGGGTTCACCATAGGATGATAATCCCATGACCACGTATTCGTCCTCTAGAGGTCTCAGACCAAGAAACTCAGTGACCATTGCATAGATTAACCCAACGGACTTAGGGTAGTGCCACTCTTTGATTAGATTGAAGTTGTGATCTAGGATGACCCCAGTCTGGACTTCTCCAGCACCATCAATCGACACCATTACGGTATCTTCTATTGACTGCCAAGGGCGTGTATAGAATGCACCCGCACAATGGGATGTGTGATGTAGTTCTTTCTTGTCATACACAAGAGACTCATACACAGGGATCTTGTGGTGGTAATGGAGTTCTTTTTTGTAATTGTCTAACTTAGGTTCTACCGCCAAACCACCACGAACGTTATACTTGATGTGGTGGTCCTCATAAAAGGTGACCACATCACCTTTTTCTTGGCCTACAAAATCCCACAACTCAGGTGGGATTATCGCATCATTCTTTTTCTTAGACCATCGTTCTGCATGTGTTGCATAGGAGACAGTGCCATCTTCTTCGATGACACTGACTCCCGCATCATGATAGAACTCAGAGAATCCTATGTATCTCATTCAACCCTCTAGGTATTCATATACCTCTTTCCAGTTTTTCATCAGAGGAAACGTGTAGTCGTTCATATTGTAACCATGTTCCATGACGATACTATCTAGACCGAATTTATCTCCTACATGGGCATTCTCGATTTTGTCTTCAATCCAGACGAAACCAGTATCCTTGTACTTCACAAGTTCTTCGTCTTTGTCCGCACCAGTATCGAGGCAGACAACCTTTTCAAACGCAGTCTCACCAAACAACTTTGCGAGATTCATCTCCCGCAACTTTGCAGCGTGGGGATCAAGACTCAGACTGGTAATTGCGTGAAACACATATCCGTGTTCTTCGTGTAACTTTCTCACGTAGTGGATTGCGTCCCTGAGAGGGGGAATGAAACCAATCGCCGCACTCTCATTGAAGTGTTTTACCAGTTCCTTACCCTTAGTTTTAGAGATACCGTAACACTGAGCGATGTCATAGACATCCCGATTTTTCATTTCATAACCATGTTGATTCATCCAGATATCGAAGGCGTAACCCCAGTTAAGGAGTACTCCATCAACATCAGTCAGAATCACTTTTTCATAATCTGTTTTCATAACAGTTCCTTAATTCAGTTACACTATAACTGATCAGGCAAGAAATGTCAAGAACTTTTTTCAAAAATAGGAAACTTTTTTTCCCTGTAACCGTCCACCATGACGATCTTATTCTCGCCACCAGTGTAGTGAAGAAACCCAGCAGACATGGCTTCCTCACCCCAAGGATCGGAGTAGTGTGTTGGTGTGTCGTTCCAGAACTGATCCATACAACCGATATCGAAATCGTGTTTCACCAGTTGGCCTGAGATATAAGGTTGATCATTCATGATTGACATGTGTTTAACCGGACCCTCAAAGAACCACCACTTCCAATCGTCAAAGACCTCTCGCGCACGTATACGCGCCTCGCGTGTCCAGACAACTACTCCGGTATTCATGATTGTTAGTTTGGAAGGGATTACTCCGAAGGCGGGTACTATGGGTACGTCATGCCACTCATACTTCTCTACGTAATCTCGAAGAGTAGATTCCTTGTGGTCCCATGCATTATATCCACCACCGTTAGCAGTTCGAATATCAGACTCTAGTACACCAGAGACTTCACCATCAGCCTCTTCGAAGATGTTTCGTTCGGTGTTCGCTACAATGTCAGTATCGACAAAGAGAACCTTGTCATACTTGTCGAACGACTCATCGTAGATTACTCGAAGACACTCGAACAGACACACGGTAGTGTCCCGTACATATTCTTCTTTGGTGAACACCGCTTCATCAGAGTAAAGGTAATCAGCGCCAACAGTTTTGGCGTAAATCTCAAATGACTCGCGGGAGATATCTGCCATCTCACGATACAGTTGTGATCGTGATCTACCTTGGATATCTCCCCGTTTTTCGTCTAGGTCATCATTTATAACTAGATACTGAAATATCAGATTTGTATTTGGGTTTTCGCCTGAAGTCATGATGCATCTTTCCCACGAATCCACTCTTGGTTAGATTCTTATGTCTGTTACGTTTTTTGTTTCTAGTGTCATGCCGACTGAACTTCGCCATGTTCACCCCTTTATATATCAGAGATACTTGTCGTAGTTATTGTCAGGGTCAAAATCATCTACCACCTCGTAACGGGTACGTCTCCCGTCCTTGAACGCAATAAGTTTTTGACCTCTATTTTGACCATCCGATCTGACCGAAGCGTGAACCCAACCAGAGTTCTCACCCTCATCAGGGTTATAGAATTCTAGGATGAGTTGATCGAAAGTCAAATTCTCACTGATCCAATCTGCGAGTGCAAGATTGGCAACACCGTTGATCTCAAAGTCAACGGCTTGTCCGTTACAGTGTTGTGATGTTTTAGAACCACCAACCGCTTTGTTCAGTGCGGGGGATCTATATCCACTGTTGATACGTACTGGTCTACCAAATGCCTCACGCACTGGTTGACAGATATTCTGGACAACGTATTTTAGGTTTTCAAGGTGTTCGTCTTGAGGGGTGTTGTCAATCCCTTTTTTTGTTGCAGTGGCTGATTTTGTGAATTCCGCCAATACAAAGTTCGCGCTAAGTTGCATTTCCTTATTCCTCTCTGTTGTATCCCAACATTTCCTTGGTCATAATGTAATCCCTTACGAAGTCTGACCTCACAATGTCAGACCAAGTGAACTCTACGTTAGTGAACTTAGTCATATTATCTATAACATCAAGGAACTTTAACAGTCCTTTTTTGTCGGTTTCTTTGGTGAAGTCTGTCTGTCTGTAGTCCCCACAAAAGATGATTCGGCAGTTGTGACCCACTCGTGTAATTATAGAGTCCAACTCGTGAAATGTACAGTTCTGCATCTCATCGATTATGATCACGGCATCGTCAAACGTGAACCCTCGAATGAATGATGTTGAGACGAACTCAATCACACCCTCTTTGATCAGTTTGTCATAGGCCTCTTTGTCATCGAAGAGTTCATAACACAGTGCACGGTATGGACCCGTGTATGCATCGATCTTTTCTTCTAAGGTGCCTGGCAGAAAACCGATCTCTCGTGTAGGTACTATGGATCGAACAAGTATGATCTTGTCAGGCATCTTACCTTTATCCAGAACTTCTTCTAGTCCAAGATATAACGCACTGAAGGTTTTACCTGTGCCGGCAGATCCGGACATTACGATATGATCACCGTTATCCCAGGCCGCATAAACTTTTTCTTGAGAGGCTGTGATTGGTTCGAAGGTTCTTAGATCATCAATGCGTAACTTCTGCGGAAGCGTATTGACTTTGGGTTTCATGTATTGATGGTATTTCCTTTTCCAGAACCTTTCTTAATCCTCTCTAGATGATTTTCCCATTCCTTACCCGCCTTACGCATAGGACTGATTCGTCCAGATATCAGGCCTGGCACTGAATTGTAAACTCTTTCTAGATGGGGATTGTCGATCTTAAATTGATCGTATTCGGACATTCGGAGAGACTCCTCCAAAATCTCTCCGGTTTCCAAATTTTTAAACGTATAAGTTGGCATGGTTTACTTCACACTTAATATCAAACCTCACTACGACATCTTTCGATGAAGAGATAGGATCACCTTCCTTATTGTACTTGAGTGAATTTAGGTTCGACTTCTAAAATAGTCTGATTGAGAAACTCCCGTTTGGCCATCAGTTTGTGCGCCTTCTGAGTTTTTCCCTTTTTATTGAGACTCGCAATATAATTATCTAGTTCTCGACTGTCTCTTTTTAATCGTTCTATCTGAGTTGCTGTCATAACACTCCTTTTTTGTTGGTGAGTTAAGAAGATTGAATTAAGTTTGGAAATGCCTCCTGTACTAGTTTAAGGGTTACGCCCTTCACTGGTTGTTTTTTCGCAACCATGTTCAAGACGATTTCTGCATCAGCCGGATGAATTGATTCGAGCATGTCGATAAACATCTTCTCCCGTCTGAATGCGGGTAATTCTGTACCAGGCCCACCCTTTACAAAGTATCCAAAGTTTTTATGGGCTTTGAGTAAGGAAGATGGGACTGACTCCGGAATGTTTGGAGTATAGGGCGGTTTGCCTTCGGGAAGAAGGAAGACCAAAGATTTGTCGAAGGTTCCTCGAAGGACATCCTTCAATGCGGGTACGTCAGAGTACTTCTTGAGTACTGTCATCCGCTCTGCTTTGTTTTTTGCATTTTCGATTTCCTCGAAAATTTCATAGACTTGTTTGGTTTCACCTACGTATGCCATATAATTCACCTGTTATAGTATATAGGGTTTTACCGTTCCCCAGATGCAAGATATTGTTCAAATTCTTCAAAATCTGAAAAAATTTGATCGTACTCTTGACGAGCGGTTTGAACAGCGTATTCCGCTACAGGCCCGAAACGAGTCCGGATCTTTTCCTCAACAACAGAGAAAGGTTCGTTGTAGTTATCGCACACGATCTCTTGAACTTCAAAAACAAATTGACCCATCTTACTCATCAGGCATTTCCTCAACGGTTATACGATACTTAGTACCGTTATTATCTACAAGATCCAGAGTCTTCTTGGTGGACAAGAAAACCCCATCGACATTCAGATCCAACTTGACTGGACCCACATCACTAGTGAAGTCTTCCCCATACATCTTTGCAGAGGGAAGAGTCTTCTTAATGAAGTCTGCGATGAAATCGCAGTACACTAAACTCATGCCGCGAACTCCTTGTTCTCGCGGAAGTATACCCCCGCAGGCGGAACCAACTTTTCAATCATCACCCAATCTTCGGCGGTCATACGGTTACCGTACTCCTCACACCCAGTTTCTTCGAGAAGGTACTTGACCGCCTCTTTTGCGGTTGCAAATTCCTTGCGACCCTTCTCTCGACCAAGATATGGTTTTGCAATATATGTCATTACACACTCTCCTGTAGAATTAAATCACGAACACGTTCACGGTCAAGACTGTCACCGTCACCCCACTCAAAGAAGTTTTGAGGATCCCGACACAGGTCAATGTACTTGACAATAGCCTGTTCGAGATAGTCAACAGTCAATCCAGCGATGGGGTAGATCCCATCGTAACCATAGAAAGACAGACAATAGTTACGGAACTCACGAAACATTTGGAACTTACGATATTTCTCAGTCACAATCTTACCACTACCAATCGGAATAACAGTCATTATGCGTACCAACTCCTATAAAAATCTTTACCTTCTTCCGCAGGACAAGCCATACGAACGTCATCAATGTTGATGTACTTACCAGCGATTCGCTTCTTGAACTCACTACCAATGAAGGCATCCTTGACGGGGACAACACGGTCACTCATGAAACCCTCAGAACCTTCAACACTCTGAAGGGCGATCTCACGAAGGACAACACTCGCACCCTTCTTCGCAACAACCTGATAGGCATCAACGTTAGTCTGTTCCCAACCCCAAGACGCGACGAACAAGTCACCCTCTTTGACGTTGGCGATTGCCTCTTTCCGAGCGTTCGCACGGGCAATCTTGCGTTCTTCTTTGTACTTCGCAGCACGATCAAGACTGACGAGGAAGTCCTCACAGTACTCCACCATGCGAACCTCACTACCGAAGCGGTAGTTGAACTCAATCTTGTAACCAAGACGAGCACGGGGGGCGGGACGGACACACTTGGCAACGTTGTTACCATAATCCATGGCCAACTCGTATCCACGTTCTTCAAACTTCGCAATCAACTCTTTCATAACAATACTCTCTCAATCAACGTTACAGGTATACTATAACCCATCGGGCAAGAAAAGTCAAGACTTTTTTTCAAAAAAAGTGATATTTTTTACCCCCAATATGGACGGTCATCGTCATCATTCACGAAGTCATCACGGTTGTCCCAGACACCCCAATACATCAGAAAGAGGCCAACTAGGGCGAGACCACAAGTCACCCACATACTAGGGGGATCACCAGCCACACAGTCTGCGGCCATCAGACACTCATCATAGAAGTCCTGAGTACCAACCGCACCAAACGTCATCAACAAACCAATCACAATTCTAATCATCAATCAACATCCCATTCTACGATTTCGTACTCATCCAGACCATTCTGGACTGCGTATTCTATCGCATCATCTTCACACTCAAAACACTCCGGCAGGAGTACTCCCTCAACTTCTAAGTAGTAAACCAAGTCTTCCATCACATTACCTCACAGTCTCCTCAAAACAACCAAATTACTTCTTATACTAACAAGTCTGGCAAGAAAAGTCAAGCGTTTTTTTAAATTATTTTTGAAAATTTTTCCCACATGTACCCCCTCAGTTGGTCCATGTTTACCTTGGTATCTTGGTAAAAGGGTTCTAGATCGATGCCCTCAGGCAGTTTGATGTTCTCGATTCTACCCAAATGATAATACTTCCCATTTCGATATTCGAGTCTGTCACCCAGTTGACGGGATTCTTTCCATCTCTGGTGGATTACATATGCGTGTTCGGGATTGACCCCAACCATAAATTGCGTATCCGCTAGGACACCCAGACAATTCTCATCCTCATCATAGGTTTCATCCACATAGTTCACCAGTGCGGGGATAGCGGTGTCTATAGAACCGTAGTGGGATATGAACCTGAGATTATGCATTGCACACATGTCCCCATAGTCTTTATCCATTGTAAACCCAGACATGTTAATTGTCAAGCGTTTTTTGAAGGTGTGTCCTCTTATCAACCAATCTAGGATGTCACGGTTAGGTACGATACACCGATTGATGCCACGGTCCTCTATGAAGGTTATGGCCTCATTCTTGGTGAGTGGTAACCATTCTTTCCTGTCTGGCAGAGAGTAACTCCAGTGACGATTACTGGCCATCACAGAGGGTAGAAGGTCTGTCAACATAGAAGATGCATGGTGCATGTTCTTGGTGTGCCAACAAACTGAACTAGGGTGGAACTTGAATATGTGAATGTTTCGAAGTGCGAAGACCATACAGTCTTCATGAGTGAACTCTATCTTGCGAGAGTACTGTGTCGTTCCCGAAGTACTGGATACTAAAAAGGGATCCGACTCTTCGGCGTACCAAGGGAAGTATGGATCCGGACTTGGTTCCATATCAAGTTCATGAACGACCTTTTTGGAATTGTGGTGGATCATATCACCGTGCAACCCCTTGTACAATTTTTCACCAATACCATCGGTGATAGTTAGGTCCGCTGGACCAAACCTTGCAATCTTGGTGTACGGTAAAGATTCTTTGTGTGCGGGGGAATCAAGTAGGATCAACCGTAATCCTAGTTCTGCACAAGCGAACACGGCCGACACGTGTCTCGTACTTACGTTCATGATTGACACCGCAACCATGTCGCCCTTTTTCAAACTATGCGTGTCTACGAGTAGTCTCTTCCAACCGTCGATGTCTCGAATGAGTTCATTCTTGGTCTTACCATCGTAAATAATATCGGGGTTGATTATATTTCGATCAACAATCATTGGATATGTTTCGCATGTATCTTACAACCAATGAACGCATTGTAGTAATCCTCTCGCAACAGAACATCACGATCAAATTGTTCTTTCGCCTCATAGTAGGAACACTCACCTTTCGATTTGCACAACCTCAAAATTTGACGATGGTAGGCGTCCCCACCTTTCGTTTCGACTAGAAGTTTTAGTTCTTCGGATGATCCGTAGTAGTCTCTCCAGTCGGACTGAACCTTTTTGATCCTCTTCCTTTTTTGTCCCTTAAGAGGAGGCAATTTTCGAGTAGACCAAAAGAACTTCTTACCAACATACTTCTTGTTGGTGTCACGTTCAGTGATCAGATAGACGAACCCAACCCACTGACTGAGTTCGTCTTCATCTGGTTCGTAAGGCGTTCCGTTATAAATCCACATACTGTATGTAGACTTATACTACGGCACTATCTCCTAGATATTCAACTTCCGCCTCTTCACCGCACAAAGGACAGTAGAGAGGTTCGTCATCATCGTAACTACAAACAACCTTGGTGATGCCATCACATATAACGCACTCAACTTGGTATATGTAAGACTCCATCATGCAGCGACATTCTCGCTAATGTCGCACACAACGGGACTTTCCTCCCATCCCCAACTTCCTGCCATCCCAACAACACTGTATTCGGTAACTCTTTTTTCGAAGAAGTTGTCATGGGATGCACCGTTAAGCACCCAGTCAAGCCAGGTGAGGGGATTATCCTTCTGTCTAAATTTTGGTTTGAGACCCAGTTGAAGTAAACGCCTATCAGCGATATGACGAATATACTTCCTAACTTCAGTCTTAGTGAGTCCCTGTACATCGTTACCACGGAACGCAAGGTTGATAAATTTGTCTTCCAGTTCAACTGCATTTTTTGCCATCTCATAGATTTTGGATTTAAGTTCATCGTTCACGATGCGAGGATGTTCCTCACAGAATGTACGAAACAGTTTTGCATTCCCTTGCACGTGAAGTGTTTCATCACGTATCGACCATTCCACGATTGTACCCATACCCTTCATCTTTCCGAATCGTTGAAAGTTCAACAACATCACGAATGAAGAGAAAAGACTCATACCTTCGTTGAATACTGACTGAGCAAGGGCGAGTGCAAGACCCGTGTGTGTACTAACGTCACCTTCTTTCATGAAGTCAACTTTGTCTGCCATCTCCTTGAACTCAAGAAACTTGTGGTACTCTTCGTCGGGTAGACCCAGAGTATCGTTCAACAGTGCATATGCACGTTGGTGTACTGCCTCCCGTCCGGCGAACGAGGACAACATGTTACGGACCTCGTTGTTTTTAAAACGAGGGATTAGTAGTTCGTGGTAGTTCTCGCCCACCTGAACATCCGACTGAGTAAACAGTCTGAGAATGTGTGTGATGAAGTCTTTCTCCTCATCGGTAAGTTTAGTCTTCCAGTCCTGTACGTCTTCGGACAGTTCCGCCTCATCCTCAATCCAATGAACCTCTTCATGTTTCTTAGAGAGTTCTACCGCCCAAGGATACTTGAACGGTTTGTAGGTTGTACTAAATTCTAATAGGGACATCAGTGTTTTTCCTTGTAATCTTTGATGGCTGCTTTGATTGCGTCTTCTGCAAGAACACTACAATGAATTTTTACGGGTGGAAGTGCGAGTTCTTCTGCGATATCTGTATTACGGATTTGCCCGGCGTCTTCAAGATTTTTCCCTTTGACCCATTCGGTGAGTAGAGAACTAGAAGCGATAGCACTACCACAACCATAAGTTTTAAACCGTGCGTCTTCAATAATTCCTTCATCACTCACCCTGATCTGTAGTCTCATGACATCACCACAAGCGGGTGCACCCACCATACCTGTACCAATGTCTTCTTCGTCTTCGTCGAACTTACCCACGTTACGTGGGTTTTCGTAGTGGTCTAATACCTTTTCCGAATATGCCATGTCATCCCTCGCAAGCCTTGCACTCTTCTTCTTCAACAACTTCTGTAGTGGTATTATCTAGAAATTCAATGAGTTCTTCGTACCCACCGACATACGTTCCCTCTACGTAGATTTGAGGGACAGTCTTTACTTTTCTACCTGTCACTTCAGCGGCGGTCTTACCGATCTCTTCCAGATCGATATAGTCATAGGGGATTCCCCGTAGTTTGAGTTCTTCTTTCGCAAGTTGACAGAACGGACAATTCTTCTTACCGTACACCAAGGTGCGACTGTCATCTTGCAATGCAACTCGTTCCACTTTCTCCGATACGTTCTCTGCACGAGCCTTCGCTTCGGTACGTAGATAGTAGAGTCCCTTGAGACCCTCTCTCCACGCTTTGAGATGTACTTTGTTAACGTAGGACTTCTCTGCACCAGCGGGGAAGAATAGGTTGACCGACTGTCCTTGACAAATATATTTCTGTCTGTCTGCGGCGTGAGTGACAACCCAACTCTGATCAAGTTCTTGTGCGGTCTTGAATACCGCCTTCTCACCCTCTGTTAACTCTGGAAGGTGTTGAACCGAACCTTTTTGTGTGATGATAGATGTCCAAGTGGAATCAGTATTTATACCCCGCTCGGTAAGTAATTTGTCAAGATACTTATTCTTCACCAAAAAACTTCCCGCTCGGGTTCGATGCGTGTATGCGTTCGCCTTCAGGGGCTCAATGGACGGACTGGTTGAAAGTACAACTCCGGAAGATGCGTTTGGCGCGATGGCAAGTAAATGCGCGAATCGCAATCCACTCCCCTCTCCGTCAGGATATTCACCTCGCAATCCAGCAAGGTGTCTGGATTGGGTAGTGGCTTCTGTTTTGATGTGGTTGAACACAACTTCATTAATTTCCTTTGCCCGAGCTGATTCCCAAGCCACACCGTGTTTCTGTAACAGAGAGTGAAACCCCATCGCTCCCAGTCCGATTGATCTTTCTCTTTCTGCACTGTACTTTGCGCGGGTGATTGTGTCGGGTGCGCTGTCGATAAAGTACTGCAAGACGTTATCAAGCATAGTGACAAGATCACGCACAATCGTTGTATCTTTCCATTCATCATAGTACTCCAAGTTTAGACTGGACAGACAACACACCGCCGTTCGATCCGGTCCAGTAGGTAGGTGAATCTCGTTACAAAGATTCGATCCATGAATCTTGAGTCCCAGATCCTTCAGGTTTTGTGGTAGTGCATCGTTTGCGGTATCAATGAAATTGAGGTACGGTTCACCTGTACGGAACCTCACTTCTAAAATTCGTTCCCAAAGTTTACGTGCATTGATGGTCTCTTTGACACCACCGTCTTTGGGATCTCGCAGATCAAACGAAGTGTTGTCCATTACTGCCTGCATAAACTCGTTGGTGATATTGATTGCGTTGTGTAGGTTTAACGCCTTACGTTGAACGTCTCCCGTTGGGATACGCATGTTAAGGAACTCTACAATGTCCGGATGAGAAACATCCATGTACGCAGCGTAAGAACCCTTACGAGTCTTACCCTGTCGATACGCAATCATGTCCGCATCTACAGTGTGTAGGAACGGGATAGGGCCTGGCGCAATGTCGGAAACTGTTCGGACATCAGACCAATGACCTCCCACACCACCACCATAGACACTAAGCCAACGCAACTCAGAACTATGATCGATAAGACCTTCAAGTGTGTCGGGTACGTAAGTAAGGAAACATGATATTGGCATACCTTTTCCCTTGCCGTGACCGTTTGGTGCATTAGATAGAACAGGACTTGCAAACATGAACCACTTATTACTGACATAATCGTAGAGGCGTTGGGCCAGTTCTTCATCCAACTCTTCTTTATAGGTTGACCATGCGGTAGCTGCTCGTCCATACGCCTCCTGTGGTGATGTCTCGTAACTGTTAAGGTAAAAGTCTTTCAACATACCTACTGCATAATCTGCCAGTAGGTCATCCCTCTTTTTATCAATTTTCAATGTCATGTTTTCTGTCCAGTTATCGTTTAGTATAGTCAAAAAATTCTAGAGGTCTACTAAACGCATAGTCTTCTATAAAGAGTCTTCGACCCTCGTTCACAAACGCTAGGGCCTTTTCGATAAGATATTCGGTTCGGTCTTCCTCGTTGAACTTATCATTATACATGAAGTGCGCCTCCATGTCAACATCATAATTCTCCACCAAGAATCTATCGGGGTAGAGATATCTATCCTTTGTCCCACGTCTCGCCACGTAGACCAATTTGTTTCTATCTGAGTTTTCTTGGATCTCATAGACCCACGACAAATCTTCGTCACCATCGAAGATAACGAGTTTGTTGCCGAAGTCTAGGTTGATAGGTTTTGACATAATTTCTCCAAGAGACGGAGAATTATATCAAAGGGGAGAGGGATCTGTCAAGAGTTAGTTTGAGTCTAGTTAGATTTCTGTGTGTCATTCTTCGTCTCCTTATATTCCCTCTTGAAACGTCTCAGGATCTCAGTAGCATCCTTACGTTTCTTTTTTTTCCGGACAATAACAGTAGACGAATCGTCACCAGTCCCTACAACAGAGGCGGTACTGGTCATATCTTCTAGGAATTTATTGAACGATCTCATCTAAGAATTTCTCCGGTAGAAATATATATGCGTTGACGAGTTTTAAGATGTGTAGCCTGATATATTTTCAAACCAAGAATTTCATCTATGGGACCATTGCACTCCTCTTCGACTCTTATCTGGTCTCCACGTTCAACGGACTCATGACCCAAACAGGTCATACTATCGTTCTTCATTCTATACACGCCAGGCGAGAGGTGATCCCCTTCAATCATGAACCACTGAGTTTCCTCAGAGAGTACATCAAGGATGTCTATTCCAGTCTCCTTGTGTATCTTTTCAATCTGATCATCAGACAGTTCACCATGTTCCTTGATCAATAGAAGTGCGGCACCATACCGTGCAACCACGGATTGTCCGCCAGGAACTTTGGTCATAAGTCTTTTGATGTTGTAGACAAGACGATGGAACATCGTATAATGTTCCTCATACGCTTTCCTATCGTCCATAGAATTTGTGTTGAAATCTTTGTTACGAGAACCGTCTGAGTTGATAATACCCGCCTTGTATGCACCAGTATCTTCCCACTTGGTTACAAGGAGTTTTAGGAATCTAATCGTGTAGACCAGATCGGCAGCACTTTTTAGAATTCCCATTATGTGATCCTCTTAATTTCTCTTAACCTTTGTACTGCGAGGTCATCCATTATAACGTCTGGATAACCATCGTAGTCAATCGACTTAAGGAAAATTAGAAAAGGTTTGAGTGCAGGCCAATGTTCCTCGTCGATTTTTAATTCTAATATCTTCAGTCCGGCACTTATCCCGAACACATTAAAGATTACAATGAGATGATTCAAGATCAATCTCTCTGAGAGTTCTCCGGAGTCTCTGTAACGGTTCAGGAGACGTTTAACATATTTGAACCGTTTCAGGTCTTCGAAGAACTGTTCACTGTCAATGCAGTTCGGAGTATAGTAGTTCTTCGCTGCATACAAAACAACATTGTTCGGTGTAAGTTCTAAATCCATAATATACCTGTGTGGGATAAATTAATTCTATCCCTTATATAGGGGTTACAACAACTTTTCAATCAACACAGATTTAGATTCCCACTTACTTACTTGTACTCCGGTTTGTTCTCCCAGTGCGAGTAGTTCTGCCTTGGTCATGTCTTCAAGAGACTTGTTACCCACAGGCGCCTCATGCAACATCTGAGGTTCCTCATGAACCACCTGTTCCGTTACAACCGGACCAGTACGTTGACCCAGATAATCTTCAATCTCACCCAGAGTCATACGTTGTGATTTCAAAAGTTCCCCAGTAGTAGGATCAATCCAACCACGAGTAGTAGGCACCGCATTTCGGCACCAGTTAGGAGGTGACACCATTTTTAATCCTCGACTTGATCTACTTCTTGTGCGATCTCAGACCAAGACTTCCCATTCAGGATGTCCATGATCTTCTGTTGATACGAACGATTGTCTTCCTTAACCTTTACTTTGGGGTTAGGGACAATCTTCTCCAGATCGTCATGTTTCTTAACATCGACTTTATGTTTGTCAGCGAACTCTTTGGACTTGGGTGATTCCTTATCCATGATACCTTCGGGTTCGGTTGCACCTTTAGTCTGATCTTTCTTGGACGCTTCTTCGAGGGCGTCGATCAATACATCAACGTCTTCTTTCTTTACGGTGTGTTTCTTCTCACCGATCTTAGAAATCTCGGCAGTCTTCTCACCGTCATTCCCTGCGACCTTCTTTTTCTTCTTGGGGTCTTCTTTCTCATCACCCTCATCATCGTCCTTCTTACCGTCACGTGCATCAATTGCATCGTCGGTAGCGGCGCGTCTCTTGTGAAGGTATTCGTCAGAATCATCCACATCGCCATCATTGTCGATGTCTTTGTCCTTACGATCTTTGAACTTTTTATCGTTCTCTTTGTCATCGACTGGATCTAATTTCTTTTCAGAGACAACTTCTTGCCATGCCTCTGCCAGTCTTTTAATGTCTTCAGTTCTCATGGTAGTCTCCGTTACATGAACCAGAAAAATTTAATAATGGCACCTACTATCGCAGTACCGATAACTAACGCAACCCTATTGACAATCGTGACAGTGCGAGCGTTGTCATCAACCTTAACGGTTAACTCATCTAACTTCTGAGAGAATCGATTCATCCTATCGTAGTTAGCGTGATTGTTATTCTCTATTGCAATCAACTTCTCTTCCGCTCTCGCAATAGAAATCATCGCATCAGACAGTTTATCAATCTTGTCTTCAATGCGGTCTAACCGTTGAGATTGTGTTATTCGTGTTGCCATGTTCGCCCCATAGAAATAAACGTTAGTTGCTACATCTATTTATATATCTCTTATTCTCAAAAGAAGGTCACTATCACCTTTTATAACACGATGATAGGTCATCTTTGGAATCCTAAACCTGTCGCCGATATTTAAATCGACAGGTAACTCGTTGTCCAGTTGGAATTTCCATCCAACACAGTCTTCTACTTTAACATCACGATCATGCAGATCACGATGCCAAATTAAATCTTCCTCACATATTTCCTTTCGAAATAAACGAAGGGTGTCTCCGTTCATCATCTTGAAATCTACGTAGGGTTTACCAGAAGAACGATCCGCCACCACTCAACCCCAATTGTTTTGCATAACGGGGAAGGCGACATGCCCAGTAGGCGGCCTTCGTCTTATCGTTTTGTTGTGCACACTTGTGTCGCGCAGCGAATGATTTACGTGCAGCGGGGTCATTCAACTTGACCTTGAGTCCTGTAGTGTCACCCCAAGATACCTTCTTGATATTTCCCGTCGAAGGGTCTTTAACGTAGACGTAGTACTTCTTCGGGCCCCCCGCCTTTGGTTTGTTAAGTTCGGGGGTCTTCTTATCCCCCTCTTCGAAGATACAGTCCAACGCAACGTTCTGGCCATCATACACTCCAAAATTACCAAGGTCAGATTCCATAATGTCCACCTCAGATGGGTTGACTGTGACCTCGCCCTTCTTCCACTGTTCGCGGATGTCTCTCCAGTATGCGAAGTACATCTCAGAACCAACTCTGTATATATTGTTCTCTACAAGATCGGAGTGAGAACCACACTCGCAATGTTCGTTGAATGTCTTCATTACTTTCTCTGCATAATCTTGTATGCAGCGTTGGCGAGTTGAGTCGCCTTCATCTTCTGCATCTTTTGTTTATTGGCATCGTTCACCTTGTCATAAATCTGAGAAATTGCAGATGCGGTAAATAGATCAATCATGACTCCATCTACCTTCTTGGCGCCTTTGGTCTTTACGATGTCTTTGATCTGATCGATGGTGTTCATTATCGGATCCTTAGTGCCTGTTTGAGTCCGTTCATGGAAGTCTGCGCCATGTCTTGGAACTTCTTCTTGTCCTGCGGTTTGCGTATACTGTTGAACTTGTCAGAGATTTGTTTTGCAATTTTCTGACTAATCTTCACCTTCTTACCGTCCTTGAATTCTAGAGTCCCACCCTTTGGTAGATCTGAGACTCTACGGATCTGCATGATGATATTCTTGTCTGCGGCCTTGCGGTCATCATCGGTTGCCTTGACATCCTTCTCATCATCTTTGTCTTGGAAGTCTTTGTCTCTAGAGATATCTCGCATCGCCATAGAACGTGCACTCTCGACGTGATAACCCTTGTTATCACAATGAGAACAACCATCACCCTTACACTTAGGACATTCGACCTTCTCTTCTTTCACGGGTTTCTCACCCTTCTCTTTCTTAGAGATTGCAATCGCTGCCTGTTGTGCGGGTGATACCGCCTCCTTGACAATCTTAGTCATGGTTGCACCCATGTCACCCAGTGCAAGTGTTGCGTCCTTACCATCTCTACTGTAGAGGTAATACTTCATTCCGGATGGTTTACCTTCGGGGTGCATGGTGACCTTATCTACGTTGTACTTGGCACTACGTGACTTACCCTTCACAACGAAGGTTGTAGTTGTACCCTTACGGATCGATGAGTCATAAGTGATAGTAACCTTGTCACCCTTCCTCAGAGTATCAAACTGTTTGCGAGGCATCGCAACCGCCTCGTTGAGTTCTACTGACTCAACGTACATATTCAACTCGTACTTACGACCAGTGTTGTACACCTGAACGTGAAGGTTTTTCTTAGAGTCTGTTTTGAGAATATGTTTTACGGTCTTACCAGTGGACGGTTTCTTAGGTCCGGTTGCGACCTTATCGTCGATCTCACTAGGACGAACGGTCACACCATGTTTCTTCTTGGCGTGTGCATATGCATGTTGCATTGCCGCAGAATACGTATCGTGATAAATGTCATACCCAGTCGCAGACTTACCAGCATCTCTCTTTTCTCTCAACGAAAAGAAAGAAATACCTTCCTTTTCTTCACGCATGATCCGACCACCCTTCCACATACCATGCTTCTGCAAGATTTGGATTACGCCATCACGGGGGTCAGTGTCCATTGCACCAATAAACTTCTTCATCGCTACGAACGTTTTGTCCTGTTTGTTCACGTCCGACTCTTTACCAAGTTGACGTACAAACTGACCGACCTTCATGAAGTCCTTCTTGTCGATACCACCATGCTTCTTTGCATAGTCATCGAATGCCTTTGCGACCTTGAAGTAGTCTACCGCTTCAGAAACAAGTTCTGTTGACTCATTCTGTCTTCGGAGAACTGCCGCTACTTGACTATGTTTAGATAGACCCTTCTTGATCTTTTCGATTGCCTTGACCGCACCAGAGTAGTTACCACCCGCATATCGTTTATCAGATGCAACACCGATTGCCATCTTGATTTCTTTAGGAGTGAAACCCTCTGCAACTCTTTTCGCAGTCGCAGTAGCGATGGCCATCTTCTTGTCCATCGACATCTTAGGATCGTCTTTCTCAATTGCCTTCGCAATCTCTTCTCTTTTCTTTTTCTCTGCGGGGGTCAGAGTCTTCTCCCGCAACTCTTTAAAATTAATCATGCGAGATCCTTATCGTGATTTAATGTGCCCTTTTTCTTTTTAACGATGAACGCATTCACTCGCGCCATCCCCCACTGTTGCGGTGTTGTCCCAGGCCGGTGTCCGGTCTTCCATGCGGCAACCCCACGATTATAAACTTTCTTAAGTGTTTTAGGAGAGATACCAGACTTCTTCGCCTTCGCGGCGATACCATCCGGACCTTCTTCCAAACTACCTAAACTATCCCAAAGAGAGTAACGTCTCATTGTGTGTTCCTGTTCTTAGACTGTGTTCTTGCACTACGGTTTGCATTAGATGCACGGGCTTTTGCGGACCTTGCGGTGTCGAGAAGTCTATCGTGTTTCTTACGATCTGCATCCTTCTCTCTACGGATCCTCGCCTTCGCAATAACTACTGGATCTGACCCACGAGGTGCGGCGACTTCGGTAACAGATTTCTTGTAGAGGCGCGCCAACACTCTCGCATCAACACCATTGTATTGTCTTCCAATAGTGGCGGCATAATACCCAACGTCATGTCTGAGTTTACCACCAGACTCTTTCTTCTTACGAGTCACAACGTCTTTGAGAGTATCTAGAGCGGCCTTGTAAGTTTTTGGATTAACCTTATCACCAATAGCGTCTATCATCCAACGTGGCATCTCATCCAGATCCTTTTTGTACCTGTCCCAAGAATCTTCATCGTACATGTCCTTGAACGCCTTGGTGTACTTAGAAGGTTTAGTCTTGGCGGTCTTATCGCCAGGCGCGGGTTTGTAGGCAGAAGCATCATCATCGTCTTTCTTACCGTGTTTCTTGAAGTGTGCGTCTCTTTTCGCCTTGGTGGACTTTTCTAGTCCTGCGTGATACCTTGCGGGTTGGGTTCCCTCTCTGTCTTTAATGTCAGGGTCTTGATTCTTTCCTGATCCTTTTTCGACGAGTTCGACTGCATCCAACCATTTGCGTAGTCGAGTGCCATCTGTGCGTTCGACGATAACATAATTGGCCCCGAGCATTGAGACTGTACCCACTTCATCAGTTTCTTTGATAACGACTTGATCGCCGATACCATATAGTTCTCCCTGAACATACTGTTCTCTTGTTTCGGAAACAGGAACGAGTTCAACATGGTTCTTGAACGAACGCTCTTCTTTGAGACCCATACCCTTACGCACGTCATTGAATAGTTTACGTGCGTCCTTGTTAGACATGGACTTGGGTACGCCTTGTGCGAAGGTAACGAAATCGTTCTTGGATGCGTTCTCACGCTGTTTCGATGCGGACATACCTTCCACACCTTCCGCATCCGGATCGCGTTTACCCGCAGACACAACTCTGATTGACTGGAAGTTGTAGAACCCGTGACGCGCCTTCGTACCATTGTACTTGTTCAGGAGTACTTCGAACTCACGCACACGGTCATCACCGACAACCATCGTAACCTTCTTGTATCCCTGATCGTAAAGTCTAGAGGCAACGTCGAATACGTTCTTAACGTTCTTGTCGATCATAACACTACGTGCGTGTGTAGGAAACATCTTACGGACGTGTTTAACTTTGTCTGAATATGAGAGGGGGTCTTTCTTTGGATTGGACACCTGAGACAGATATACCTTGTAGTCTGCCTTGCCTGATTTGGTTGCAAGGGTATCCATCACTTTACCGTGACCGATAGTAGGCGGGTTCATTCTACCAAAGGTAAAATAAACTTCACGTTCCTCTTCGACCAGATATTGTGAGAAATTCTTAATCATCTTTGTTTCCGCCACGCTTCCTTTCGAGTTCCTTCTTCCTCATTTGGGGTAGGAGTTTTCTCGCAAGTTTGTCAATCTTTGGTTTCATTTTATCTAGACGCTTCTCAATCTCTTGACGCCGTGCATAGGTCAAGTCAGACTTAGAAAGGTTCTTTGTGATTTTCTTTGCGAATGCGTTACGTGCCGCCTTGCGGGCCCGTTTCATAAGGACTTCTTGATTTGCAATCTTGCGGGCCGCACGTTTACGACCCATTGCGATTTTCGCCTTATTCTTTTTCATCGCCCGCGCCATCTTGCGGCGGGTCTGCATATCTACTGCCTCACCTGTGTTCCCTGTAGGAATATGTCCTCGACGTTTCTTCGCTTGATATGCGAGTTCGTCATCACCAGACATAGTAGTATCTGTAGATACGAATTGTTTAAATCCTAATGGCTTCGCCATCGTTTAATTCCTCGTTGGTTTATCCCATCCCTTAATAACATCTGGTGAAAAGTTGTTGTAGGAGAACTCCATACGATCAACCAATTTCACCGCATCACCACCAAGACGGTCAATTGCCACGTAACCTTCTTCTCCGGTTACTTGATAACCCTTTCGAGTTTGGACAAAAGTATCAATTGACTTTAGTCTATTAAGTTTATTTATAAGTTTTAGTTTCGCTAAAACAATGACTTTTTGCAATTCGAACATTTTTATTAGGTTAGTTTTATTCGTTGCAGAGAAGAACTTCATGATTGCATCTAACTTATCCTGTTGGGTCTTCTTACCACGTGCGGAACTTCTCTTCGCCATCTCCGCCTTAAATTTATCCCTGATCCATTTGATCAGTCCATTGGTGTGTCGAGTAGTATCACCAATGATTGCACCCCTCCTAACAAAAGTGTTGTTGTACTGTTCAATCAACTTTGCGAGTTCTTCATCTGCCTCCAGTTGTCGAAGGGTAGTACCAGAGATACTGGCGAATATCGAACCCGCAGTACTTAGGTATCCGTTAACCTCTTCGGTCTCTTCGGCGGTCATTGTCGCCTTGGTTACATCACGCAACATTGCGTCCTGAGACCAAACTGCGGTAGACTTTTTAAACTTCGATACGTCCACACCGTAGGACGCTCTCATGTTTTCAAACGAAGTCCCCGTGTAGGTTGTATGCCACACAATACCAATCTTCGCAGACATGATAGGACCGGCTTGACCAACCGGAACTGCATAGACAATCGTGTTTGGATGGAAAACCTTGTACGTTGTACCATCAATAGTTTTTGTGGTTATGTCGCCTGGCCCAAATAGGAAGTCTCCCTGTATGACTCCAGTGATACCCAGATCCGGTAGATACCGAAGGGCGGCCTTCATCTTGGTTGCAAGGTCACCAGACATGTCAGCATCAATCTCAGCATCGGTCTTATAGATTTTTGGGTTCTTCGCAAAGATACCTTTCTTCGCAACAAAAAACTTTCCGTCATTGGGGTCTTCGCCACAAAAGATTGCGGGTGCACCGTCCCACTTCACAGATACCTTACCTTCTTTCTTCCCCGCCAACATATCTCGCATGTTACGAAGTGCGAAGATGGCCTCACGTGTACCCTTGACTCCACCATAAAGAACCCTGTCCTCAATGTGAGTCATGTGAGTATTTTTCTGTTCTGTGATGAACCCTAAAAAATCTTCCATTAGTTAAACTCTCTAAATGCCTGTTCCCATAACAAGAAATCTTTTTCAAAGTGGTCCAAGATTTCCTGTTCTCTATCTGAAGTCAACGATACTGTCCTGTACTTCTTGTTGTTCTTAAAATAGATTGGTTCTTTATACACTAACCCTTTTTCTTTTGCAAACCTTTTCATCCAATCGTAAAGGTTTTCTATGTTCCATAACGTGGCATGTTCGGGAACATAGTAGTCTTGATGTAATCGAAACATGTTCTCCCACATTCCAAATACTTCATCTCCGTTTTTATATTGATCCCACGTACTGTTGGGATCGCGTTCTGGCACACGTGTGTGTTTACCCAGAAATGCATTGATAGATAAGAACCTATCTACAGGATGACGGATTGTTGATACGCAAGGCATATCTTCATCCACCAATCCAACTTCAACCAACCTATGAAACCCAGTGTGCCAGACATGTTGTCTATACAGTTGTCTGTGTCTAGGGTCTTCGCGGCAGTACATATTGGGATCTAATATTTCAGTGACCCCAGTAATCCAACTTCCCCAGTTAACACCACTTCTAGTCGAATCTTCGGACTCATATTCCATAGACGCTTCCACGCCCGGACATAGATCACCTTCTGACTCAACAACCGCACCCATATCGTAGAGTCCCGCTACACATGTAGTCGATGCGGTCTTTGGTATTCTCACTAAAACAAAATCATTACTATATGATATAATCATTCACAAACTCGTTTAGTTATCTACTAGTATAA